TGCGCGTCGCCATAGACCTGCGCGTCGCCATAGACCCGCGCGTCGCCATAGACCTGCGCGTCGCCATAGACCTGCGCGTCGCCATAGACCCGCGCGTCGCCATAGACCTGCGCGTCGCCATAGACCCGCGCGTTGCCATATACCCGCGCGTTGCCAGAGATCAACGCGTCGCCATAGACCAGCGCGTTGCCATAGACCCACGCGTTGCTAGAGACCTGCGAAAGATTGGTTTCTTTTTCGATGTACCCGCCGAGGTCTCCTTGGTTAACGGGACTCGAGTATAAAGTTCCTGCGATCGCTACCAGGGCACGAATGCGATAAGCTGTTTTGCCGGTGGGAGTGAGTTTGGTGTCGTCTTTAACGAGTTCGTAGGTTTTCTTTTCAATCATGTCTAGGTCCCCTCTTTTTGTCTCGGTAAACAGAAAACCACAACAAAATATAGTTTGTCAACTACCTCGTCGTTTTTATCCAGCAAACACTTCTTAGTGAACCATCCGGATCTATTTCAATTTCGACACTGCCACCTTGCAAATGAGCTTCTAACTGCACGCCACCACTGTTTTGAGGAACGACGGAAAAGTTCAAGACAGAACTAATCGCCTCTATTGTAGTGGGGCGTCCCCGATACCCATCCCAGCCGGGCTTCAAGTCCAACAGACAGCGGCAATTCGCAATACGTGGCGCGGTTTTCAGAGGATACTTTTATTCGGAAGTGGGAGGCATTTTCAATTTCCCTTTTACACTGGCGGGTGTTGCATGATGTTGTTCCGGCTATTCCTAGTAAAACATGCGACCAATTGCGCCGGATGCCAAAACGTGACGCCGCCGATGGTCAATCTCCAATAGGCGTCCCATCGGCGATGATTGTCGTTCCATACCATGATCAGGTTGGCAAAATCGAGCCACATGCGGTGCTCCTGTCAACAAAAGCATTCGGTGAGGTCACTCTTTTCTGCTTACGCAGTGGCTATTCCCGACAAATATCGGCTGTTCCCGGAAATTCCCGGCTGCTCGCCATGCCTTGGGGTGACCTCGCCAAATGCTTCCCGTCATTGCCGTGTGGTTCTCTCCGCATTTGATTCCGCTGCAGATCACCACCCAACCCCGCCCAGAATCCTGTTTCCCCGCTGGTGTCCCTTGCGCCTGAGCTTTCGCGGACTTACGGCCTGGGGTACTTCCTACTCAGCCGGCTCCCGATCCGTCGATCTGCCGTACCTGGGCGGCGGGGCGCCCGAATGCCTCCTTAAGTGGCCGGTGGCGTCATGTTGGTCCACTGCGACCAGCATCTTCGCGCGCAACGCGGCAATTTCTTCTTTCTCGTCTTCGATCAGGCCGGGGCATTTCGTAAGCCATTCCGGGCCGGCGTCGGCGTTGGCGGCGATGTGTCAAAATCCAGCAGACAAAAGCAACAGCGCTTCAAGGTGGCTACGCCCCGGCCCACAGAATCCCAATCAAAATCCCAACGAAAGCCATCATTCCAAGCCAAGCTTCTGTCCCTAACTCACGCCTGTCTTCGCCCGCCTTTCCTCTCTGCCATGCTTCTGAAATCACTTCTGAAATGGTCATTTCAGAAAGGGTTCTGGGCGATTTCCTGGATTTGGCAACACCCTTGGGATTCGATAAGTTTTTTTTGGACATGGCTTTTTCGTCTCGTAACGACTGCGAGCTTCTCTTATCTAATATACGATAGAATTTACGAGACTTCTGCGACAATATCTGTCTCCGCATCTGATCCAAAAAATGCCCTATACATGTTTCCATTTAGCATAAACAATAACAGTCATCTTTTCAATATAAGAGATATTCAGTGGAGATGTCATTTCCTAACATTGAAAGACAATACAGGGCAGGAAATTTTTTCTAATATGTATTTTTCACTTGGGTCAGAGGGCGTAATCCGAAAAGGTGAAAATTTAAACATAAGCTGTATGGAGAAGGGGAAGTTGTCATTTATAAAATTCGAAAAAACACCAAACATCATAGAGGGAAAAGTAGAAATAGAATTACAATATAAGATATACATAATTGGTGATTACTATTTTTCTCCAAAGATTAACCCCACAACATTCACGTGGTTCGGCATGGCATCAAACCCGCAATGGATAAAGGGTGAAACGGCCAAATAAAGTGCTAATATCTTCCGTATGATCAAGCTACCCATACCCAAGCCCCAAGACGATCCCGAGCAGGCCAAGCGTTTCATAGACATGGCCAAGGAACTTGGTGCAGAGGAGACAGAGGAGACAGAGGAGGCAGAGGAGGCATTCGAGAAGACGTTGGAGAAAATAACTAAGCCGCGCTCCATCAAACAACCTCCGCCAGAGAAATCATAAATACCTTTGTGGCGTTGAAAAGCGCGTATGCCTCATCTCGCGTGTAGGTTTGCTTAGGGTGCATAACTTCATTGCGCCATGCCAAGCGAACGCTTTGCAGATGAGCCGCAGCCTCAGCAATTGAAGATTTTTTCTTCTTCTGTGTGGCGGTTTTGCTAGGTAGAGCAAGAATCTTGCTATTTACATGAAGAATAATTTTGTTCCATGTTTCGGAACGTACGTCGATATCGACTTTGAGTTTCTTTCCCAAAGTCTGAACGCCCAACTCCATTACTCTCATAAGATGAAATACGCATGCTGTTGGACGCTGAAGGGCCAAGCACTTACCGGCTTCCGAAATATCTTCATTGGCGCGATCAAACTTATCCGCGACCTTCGTCCCAAATGGCTCTTTATCCAGATAAAACGGCACATCACTTGCGGTGAGGTGAAAGAAGTACTGGGAGCCTAGTTCGTCTTTTATGCGGAGGATTAAACTCTGTATAGATTGTCCGAGTTGAATCAACTCAGATGGTTGAATATCTGGGTGCGGGGGAGAAATCAAAAAATCAAGGCGGTCTATTTCGGGCAAAATATTGTCCAAATCCACCATAATACAGGCTGCTCTTGCGACGCTGGCTGCACTGGCTGCGACAGCCCGAACGCCATCATGATTGATATTCTTGTTGGATAAGGCCTGCTCATCATTCATGCCTCCGAGGAGACAAAGTAGCTTCGCCTCAGCCAGTTTCTGGCAGGCATTGGTGAGCATGTGACCGTATTTCTCTAGCATTTCCAGCAGGCTCCACAGCCGGCGGGAATCCCATTTGTGGCGACTCTCAGGCAATCCGGCAGTTGCGACATCTTTCATATCACAATCTCCGGTATGTGGGTATCTGAAGAGAAACATCGCCTCATATATCGTCGTCTATCACGACGCCCGCGCCGAGATCATCGAACTCGACAATGCCCAAACGTGGCTCTACCTTGCGGTCGTCCAAATGAGACACATCGTAAGTCCCTTTGGTCTGAGCCTTCCACCAGCGGGCGAGATTGCGCGCACCTTCTTGGTCAGGTGGCTCGCTAAGAACCATCATCCGCGTCGGCGCAAGCGGTCCTTTGTAGTGCAGAATTTCAAGATAAATGTCCGCGCCCTCGGCAACGGCCTTACGCTGCGCTTCGGTCAGATGAAAGCGCGCGATGGCGCTGTCGCCGTTCTCGCCGGGAAGGGTGCGGAGCGGATTGTATTGGGGCTGATTCTTGGCGTAAACATTCTCAAACTGTTCCAAGCCGACAATCACCGGGCCGTTATGCGGCGAGAGATAATCAAACATACTGTGCCTCCTACTGTAGTAATTCGCCGCTCTCGATGCCCTCGGCGATCTTGACGGCGAGATATGGGGTATTCTCTAAGCGCGGGCTCGCATCCTCAGACAGAAGCAGCGCAATCTTATCGGCAGAGGGGCGCCGCCGCGCCATCCGCATCAGCGCTTCGTAATCCTGACGGGTGATGCGGCCCTGATCGGGCTGTACGCCGCCCGGCATGGAGAAGGTGGCGCAGATCGTCTTTTCTATGCGGGCGGCAATCGCGTCAAGGATGTGATCATCCTGTTTTGCAGGGCTAAGCCTGTCCCACGCATCAAAGCGCGCCTGCATTTGGTCTTCCATGCTCGCCATGTCAGGCGCTCCATTACTGATCAGTGACGCCGGGGGCTGTCATCCGGCCATCCGCGCTCAATAGCCTCGACAAGCGGCTGGACGCGATCTGCCGCGCCCCAAAATCGCCATTGCCCGGCTTCTTTGACCGCCATGCGATCACGATCCCCGTCGCGGACGATCTTGGCATAGCGCCCAATGTCGTGGTTGAAGCCCATGCTTTCGACCACCTTGTAGCGCTTTCCTGCTATCTCGATGCCTGCGGCCATATTGGGCTCCCTTAAATCTTGCCGTACTGGTAGCAGTCCATGTGCGCCTCGCGCTCCCGCGCGATGCGATCGATGGTTTCCCGCAACCTAGCGCGGCGCTCCGGTGTGGCTTCGACGACGCCATGGCCCTTACAGGTCAGGCATTCTTGGTCGATGATTTCCCCAACGCCTTCGCACACCCAGCAGTCAATCATCTCGGTACGCATGGTCGGCTCCTTCTAAATTTAATACCCGGTCGCGGCCTCTATCCGCGACGTTCACACGTTCGGCCCCTGCGTCCATTTCAGGTCGGTCAGGCGGGAGGGCTCCCTTAGATCGTCTGGCCGAGCGCACGGCGCGCAACGGCGAACATCGTATCCACATCGTGGGCGGGACCATCTTCCGGCAAGCCGTCGTGGCGGCCAACGTCTCTCCCCTCTGCAATCATTTCCAGGGCCGCGATTAGTTCCGCCACCATGGCCAGAACTGTTTTGCCGTTTCCGATTCCCGCATGGTCAAACGCTTCACGGATCTCCCTCAAACGGTCTTCGGCGTGACCGCCGTGCCACGAAAGGCAATTGCAGGCGGCGATGTCGCAGCGCCGGTAGCCACGGCTGCGAATGAAATCAGTCAGACGGCGGATTTCATCAGCGCACTCGCCGTGCGGGTCTCCGTCGGGCTGTTCGTCGAACATGGCTATCTCCAATTTCCGGCAATTATAAACGGGGTTTTAAAGGGGGTTATAACCCGGTTAAAACCGCTCCTTCAGAACCATGTTGCAGGCGGGATTTCCCCGCCGTGCCCGGCTTGCTCCCCGAGGGGCTGTCGGACGGATCTCTTTCGAGACTGCTTGGGACCGCGCGCCCCACGCTGCAACCGCTCCTTTAACCGTACATGCTGACAAGACGCCATTTCGGCTCTTGCCACTCGATGCCCTTTTCGACGCACCACGCTTTCATGGCGTTGATCTTATCGGCGGGGACATCGAGCGAATCGACATCAACCATGTCGCCTCGCGCCGCCCTCAATTCCGTACCGCGCACCGTTAGCAGGTACATCGGATAGTCGTATGAGCAGAATAGCGTTAGGTCTGCCGGACATGCATCCACTAGAACGCGCCGCGCCTTGTAGTCGCACCCAGGCTCATAGGGACCGGCGATCAGATCATCGAAATCGATAGTCTCGCCTTCTTCGTCAATCAGCCAGTCGGGCGCTTCATCTTCACCGCCAACCGGGAAGCCGAACACCAGTACCCCATCACTCGATATGCCCATCATGGGACTCCTTAATCATCCGTCTTGCAGCCGCTGAGTTCATCCCAGAAGGTCTGCGGTTCCTCTGCTATCCTCTGCTGAATTTGCGTACTGCATGATTTCGCGATCGAAATAACGGGGTACATGAGCCATCATATAACCACTGAACACAAAATGGCTATGCCGATGCAAACAGCACCCCAGCCAGGGTGGCTGTAATCGTCGGCCATGTCACGGATAGTTTGGCGCAGTATCATCGCATTTTCCTTATCAGTAACGGAACCCCGAGTACTTGGGCTCTACACCATGGTACTCGGGGTTCCTAGAAACCAACCCCACAAGTTGGTTTCTTAGCATCTAGAACCTTACCCCCGAACCAAATTGTCCGGTTCGGGGGTAGAGAATAGGAAAACGCCGCCGAGGTCCGTAGAGGGGAAGGTGGGGGACCGAACCTCGGCGGCTAGCGGGGAAAGAGGGGACCAACCCCGCCGTAGAAGATAAGTAAAGCAGACGAGCAGATAGTTTGTCAAGGTAGTACAGTGCAACTTTTAGTCGCGGCCAAAACCCAGAGGCAACTCGATACTCTCAGCTTCGTCGAGAACGCTCGTGATGTCCTCCAAATTTTCTGCATCGAAATCAAGGTCGCATACAGCCTGTAGCTTTTCACCAAGGGGCGAATTTACAAGATTTTCGGGCAAATTGCCTTGCCACTCTTCGTACTCTTCTTTCAGACCTCTCAACTCATCCATGGGGCCGTTGTTAAGTTCGTCCATGAGCATTTCGATTTGATCGATCAGCTCACGGGCAGCGAAAACCGCTCTGCCCCACCGGGCAGAGCGGCTATTCGACTTACGGGGCTTGCGCGCCATAGCTCAGCCCTCCTTCTTTTCAATCTTGAAGCGCTGCGAACCGATCACGACTTCAGCGCCGTGGCGAAGCTTGCCGCGCAGAACGTTGCCCGCGTTCATACGGCACTGTCCGGGGTTGAGGTGAGACCACTTATCGGCGTCGAAACCGTTGGCTCTGCAGACTTCGGCCAACAACATGGGATTAATCCGCATAGCTTGATATTCGACCGTGCCTTTGGTTTTCGTAACGCGAGTGAGAGTGACAGTATCTGTGACGTATGCGGAGAAAGCAGCGGCCATGGTATCCCCGCAAGTGTCTTTGGTGGGGCGGTATTTGGCCTTGTACTTCGGTTTAACGATCGAGTGGCTCTCCTTCTCGTCGCCGTCACCATCTTCACCCTCGTCTTCCTCAGCCTCTACGCGGCAGTTTTCGAGTTCGTCGGAAGCATCCTCATCGCCTTCTTCGACTGCCGCGATCAGCGCGATCAGGTCCTTAGGGCTCTCGTGCTCGTAGAGGCCATCGTCGTCCCCGTAATGGCATTCAGCGTTGCCCGATACGGGATTGATGAGCAGATCTTTAATGCCGAGGGACTCGGCTTTTTTCATGGTAGCGTGATGAATTTTGGTGGTGATGGTCATTTGAAGTTCTCCTGTCTTACTACTAAAAATTCTGTAGGAGAACTAAACCACATCCGGATGAGCGAGCGCGATCAAGCGCGGATGCCGCCTGCCGAATGTAATAGGGAACGGTGGGTTGGTGGGTCATTTGGAGCCCTCCACCAACAAATTAGAACTGCGGATCTTTTGGCTGAATTCCACAATGCCCCCGAGACGGGAGATTAATTGGATCAGAGCGCTCCCGTGCGTTGGATGTCCGAAATCGGATTTCACCTCCATCTGTACTCCAGTTGGGGCAGGTAATTCCAATTTGGCGTACCACCCACTATCCATACGCATAAGTACTGGTTTGCCGATGGTGGATAATTGATCAAGCATTTCGTCGGTGGAAATGGTCATCTAAACTTCCTCCTATCTGCTCCCCCGCCGCATACCGGAACGCCACTGGCAGGCTCACCTAGACTGCCCCGAAGCATCCCATAGCAAGGGGCTCTCTTTCTCCCAACGAGCGGTGATGCTGGGAGGTTTTCGGTGCCGTCATGCGGCAGGGGAAAGGTTACTACATCATGGTGGCGTGCACTTTGTCAATAAACCCTTTTAACACGAACTGTTAATAGATAGTTAACATGATGCTTGACAAAGCGTAGTTTGTCATGTTGTTTTTGTTATGTGCGGGGCAGCATTGAAAGGAAGGTTAATCATGACTACCCCTACCAAACGGCGTGTGAAGACCAGCGCAGGGCACAAAGCTAGGGTCCAACGCGAACGGTTGTCCATCGTAAAACCTGAATACCGTGACCAGTATAAGGAAAACGGGTTCACCAACGGCGACGCGGTAGCTGTGGCCCTCAAACAAGAAAACATAACCCTGGAACAAGTGGCTATAGACAACGCTCTAGATTTGGGGCACTGGGAACACTTGAACAGCGGCCAACAGCGCATGTGCCTGGGCAACAGATTGCGCGGCATGGTGCGACACGGTTCGGCGGTAAAGATCGGTCAAGAAACGATCAATCGCATTTAAACGGCAAGTCTTGAGGAGAGTAGCGCCGTGGGTGGCATGGTCCACGGCGCACCATCATTGTTTCTCTTGTACAGGTTTAACACGGCCCGCCAATCGTAAGTGTCCTTTGTGGTCCGAGATGCAGCGCCACTCGATCACGTCTCCGTCCTCGGGAACACGAGAAGATGGGTCAGCTATCGGGTACTGGGGATTACACCCTGGGTCCGGCTGTTCTTTGATAGCTACAACGTATAAAAGGTATACGAAGGCTATAGGTAGAACCAGGAAAAGTAGAGCGAAAGTATAGTATCGCATATTACTATCCCTGTGTACAGGTTTAATGCAGCGTACCGTCATTGTTTGTAAGGTTTCGCCCATACTCTATCGTACGTAACTGCAGTAACGCAGTAACGAGTTGGGGTTGGGTAGTCTCTAAACATGAACCAATCTATAATTCTGCGCAACCAAGAACGAGTATCAGAGTTTATAGTAACCAAATCCCCATTTCGAAGTCCCTCTGTGTTACTACAGTAGAATTCGATGTAATTTTGGCTCATCGTAGTTTTCCCCACTCTTGTTCATGGATAAGTTTTAATACCATCCTTGATCCTGTTTCCTTCAGTGGGCGGTACTAGTTGAAATAACGGCGCCGTTTCTCGACCGCTAGGACCTATGTTTATGCCCGGAGCAGTTTCGCTACTCTGAAAATAGCTGCCTTCCACTAAAGTATGGGTGGTAGCCGGCGCAAAATACTGTTCAAATGGGTGCATGTTTTCCAAACCCTCACCAACTCTGGAAAGTCCATGCTTTACCTCCACGCCAAAACACACAAGTGCGATGCAAGCCATGAAGACACGAACAGTTTTGTTAAACTCTTCCATTTTATCTCTCCTCTTTCTTAATAAGCTTATAGACATTCGGGTAGTTGCCTACCCGTTTCATCAACGGTTCTTTTGGCTCAAATTCACGGGCAAGGTTTAAGAGATGATCGGCCCGCTGAAACCAAACAATTGGCCTCTTCTGTTCCCAATCGTCAAGAGCGGGCTGAAAGTGTTCAGCGATTTGGGCCAAAATTTTGGCCATGCAGCGGTTTTCCTCTTGTACATCGTCGTGTTCGTCTTCGGCAACACCCCCGCTCTCAATTGGGCGGGCGAGTTTGACACTAAGCTTTTCAAGGTGTTCGGAAGGTAAAAAAGGAACTATCCAACGTAGTATAGCGCGAAGGTTTTCGTTTTCCTTCTCGCACAGCTCGTAGTCATGTTTGGAAATAGTCATTTATTCCCCCTCGATCTTGAAGTTAACCAGTGCCAGTCGCTTAACCCGAGTACTAACACCGTCCATATGAGTAACCGTAGTAGGATAGCCCAACTCGGTAAGACGCCGCGAGAAGGCCGCACGAGTGCGCGGACGGTAATTGTGAGCCCTACACCACCGGGTGTAGTCCTCATGCAAACCCTCGACCGTCTCGCGGCCCTGCTCGGTATTGGCTTGAAACCAATCCTCAATGTCGCGATAGTAAGTAGAAGAAGGTTCAGAATGTGCGTACTCGGTCCACGCTTCCTGAAGAGCTTGCTTCGCTTCGTCGGAAGCGTAGTCAATCACGCGCAAAGCTAAATCGAGCGAATCGAGATCCGGCGCCCAGGATGTATCGAACTGAATATCTCGAGCAAGATCTCCTACCGGATCAGTACGTTTAATCTGTTCCATTAACCAACGAGTGAACCCGGTAGCAGCAGCCACAAATTTGTAGCGCTGAGCCCGCGTCCTGATACCACCGTGCGGAGACGGGTGCAACAGAAGGAAAACGCCAGAATCGGCGAGGACGTCAGCCATTGATCTCACCTTTAAGTTTAGACTTGGCTATGCTGCTAGGCACATAACGGAAACCACTTCCATATAACCGAGTAGCCAGACCACGAGTTCCAGTAGGTAAACGGTCTACGGAAACACCAGCGTCGCGTAGAGCGGTTTCTAGTATACTTTCGAATTTCAGGAAACTATTCCACTTTTTAGCGTCGGTATACCGCGAATGAGTTTTGCCGTCCGAAGTCTTAAACCCGGTCAATTTGGTGATAGTCATCACAGAGGCTCCCCTTTTTCGTCTATTTCCACGAACCGGCCGTCATAAAATTCATCAGCAGGCCGTACGACTATGAGACCGTATCTCTCACAACGGTATATAACTGCTGGCGTCCACGTAGATTCGATAACAGCGTTGTACATGACCCGATACGTGCCGCCCGTCTTGATATGGCGGTAACGGCGCTCGGGTTTACAGGGGCTTTCAATCTTGGACAAACGCGTGGAAAGCGCTTCAAACATGTACCTGGAACCTAAAAAGCCGGCTAAAAATGCACAGCTCATGAAAACATGATGTAGAAACGAATAAGTCATCAGAAGTCTCCTTGGTTCACGAGGGACAGGCGCCGGCATCGTATGGCGCGCCCGCCCTGTTTAACTATCACCGGTTTGATACCAAGATGTATTAATGTGCGGCCCCAAGTGTTGGAAGATAAAGGAAAACGCCGGTTAGTAGACTCGGCCCAAAGTAAAAAATCGGTATACAGCTCGCTGGTCGGAGTGGGCTCTACATCGGTCACAGGTTTTCCGTGCACGTCACATAAAACGCGGTCTTGAACCCAAGAACGAACTTGGTCGTTATCGACAGCCACGGCTTTGACAGCCCGACGCGAACTGTTAGGCACGGTGAATTTTTCGGTAGCGTATAGTTCCTTAAGCGCGACCATCCATCGGTTGAATATGCCGGGAAATTCGTGCTTCAAGTAGCGCGAGAAGTATTCGGGTATTTGGTCCTCTTCCGCCACAGGGTTGTCCGAAGGCAGCACTATCATACGGCGTTCGATGGCGCCCGAGGGGTCGTTGAAGGACGGCAGATCGTTGCAGAAGGTAATGAACCGTACGCGTAGGCGAACTAGTGATTGGACGTTTTCGTACAAATAGCGGGCATCCACGGGATCACCGCCCGAGATGGCCTTGAAATGGCGTACGGCCAGAGGTTTGTTAGTGTCGAGTTCCGAGCAAACGTTCAACAGCTTGCCAATCAGCGCGGTGCGGATCTTTTCGTTGTCTAGTTCGGACAACGAGACTGCGGATACGGTTTCTACTTCCGCCCATCCGGAACCGTGAGCATACATCATAAGCTCGGTTAGAACCGATTTACCGCCGCCCGGAGATCCTCGAATAAAAAGGGCTTTCTGGTAGCCCATATCATCCACCAGAGATAACCCGGCAAACTGCTCGAAACATTTTACAGCTCGTATGCTATCTTCAGCCAGTTCCTCATCGGTGCGCTCGTCCAGTTCGTAACTCTCGTCGCGGTGCTGCCGAAACAACCGGGTCATCTGGGCGTCATAGTTTGGGCAAACGGCTTCAGGGCTATAGTCGAACGGCATCTGCAATAGCAAACGGTCTTCCTTTCGCCATTCGCGCAGTTCCTCGGTAGAAATGTCGTATGTGCCGTTCTGGAAACAAATGGCGCGGGTGTTGAACGGGCCTTCTCCTGGAATGGCCATGGATACGGTCTTCATAGCATGATCAATTTCCGCCCCGGTGGCATCATGAAATTGGTTGAATAAGGCGGAGGCTAAGCGGCTCTTATCAATGGAGGGCCAAAATCCATTTTTGTATCGCCGCAGTTCACCGTTATACTTCCACAAATTCGACACCCCGCCTACCTGGGCCAACACCCACTCGCTCATCAAGCGCACTTTAGGCACTTTCATGCCCATAGGTTTAGACGGTGCTTTCTCGTCGAAACCCTTTGCACGGGCCGAGGCTATCCACGCTTCGATGGTGCTTTCAGCTTCCGGCCAATCATAGTGATCTCCCGCCCGCTCGACGGCTTCTTTCTTCGCTCGCTCGATGCGCCGCAGTATCTGCTCATCAGTCCAGCCCCGCGCCACCATGGAGGCTACGGCTGAAACGCAAGTATCATGGGTATCCCCGCCTCCTCCTACACCGGCCCATGTCATGTGACCTAGCGCCACGATGGCATTGTCGGGGTCTTTTACGATGAGATTTAACTCTTCTATTGTGGATTCGTCCACCATCGGTAGCAAGGGCATCGGGGTATCAAGAAGCGAACGATTCAGCCACCTGTACGGCTCTCCGGTGTCGGGGTGTACGGAAGGCGGCATTACTGTTTGCGCACCAGAAGCTAAGAATTCAAGAACGGGCTTTCCTTTGCTATTGCCTAGCGTTTTTAGCTTGAATGATTTAAGTTGGGTCTTAGATCCCACGAAGAATGTGGCGCCTTTTTGTCCGAATTTGGCGGGCGCACTTACGCCGATGGCGGATTTTACAGAATCTATAAATTCCTGGTCGTTAGTGTCCACATCCACGGCATAGACGTACACCCCCTCGATGGAATGACCAAGAGCCAAACCGATATTACAAAGATCGTCCGTGTAAACACGGCGAATGCGTTCTACATTATAATAAATATCGGTCCATTCATTGAAAAGGGGGCGCTTAGAGTTTGGTTTCAAAGGTACCACGAAATACCCGGCCTCGGCGTAGCGTACCGCCTCCTCTCTAAGCGTATTGTTGTTGTCGTGATCAGACATCGGTCCCCCTTAATATGGTATTTGTAACGGCTCTGGTGTACGCGCTTCTTGAGGGCGTAGTTCTGGGTAATTAAGCCATGCGAATTCACCATACTGTTCTAGCGCCGCCATGTCGTAAGCCACTGCGGCTTCTTCCACTCTTTCGAAATTACCTAAATGCTTCCCATTACACCGAGCCCGATAGCGTTTGCCATCCTGGGTTACACCTCGATAAGGAATGCCGCCATGAGCAGAATGGTTAAGCGCGTTATTGCGGTGAGTAGTTATGCGCAAGTTTTCTCGCCAATTATGCAAACCGTCGCAATCTACATGGTCTACCACGAGATTGCGGGGACAGGCGGTAATCAAACGGTGCATATAAACCTTTCGCCTAAAGCTGCCTTCCGTTATGGTGGTCGCCGCGTACCACTTTCCGGAGTGCTTGTTATATTGTGCTACCCACTTGTAGGAAGACAGCCGCCAGAAGTCCACTTGAGACACGGTAGCCACCTTCCCCCTAGTGAGAGATACCTCGACCACGGCTTCGGGCGTCATGCACGTAAACACACGTAAATGGTGAGGATCGCCACATATGCGATATAGAAAAGCAAGGCCATGGCGCACACTCCGAACAGTATTTCATATTGGTGGGTGCGGTTTTCTATAAGCCACCAAGTAGCCCATACCCCGAAGATAACGAGGCCTAATAAAACGGCGCCAGCTGCGGCGCCTAAAATACGAGTGGTAGGGCTCATTCTAAGTACTCCGCTTTAACAGTTGAATGATGTTTTCAGGTATTAAATAACCCCCTCGTTAAAAGCCCACAAAACGTCGTTCAAGAATTCAATCTCCAAGGCGGCAGCGACTTGAAATTCAGTGGAGTCGAGACCACATTCCTTATAAGCCCAAAACGCTAGAAAATAAGGGGTCTTTTTACACTCTCTTGTCCCTGTAAAAGACCGTACGGGGCATCCTTCACACCCATCGAATGAGGAACTAAGATATTTTTGACACAACGGACAATCTGGTGCATTAGGAAGTTCACCGCAAGCACAACCCTGCGATCGCATACGCTCCCAATGTGCGATGGATAGTAGAATAAGGGAACGGTCTACAGAATTATCTAGATAATAAGTATCATCCACCACTCGAGGCATCACACACCTCCGAGTTTAGGCAGACCCACACGGCGGCGCGCTTCCTGCCGTCCTTGGTGCGGCTTGTACTTACTGCGTCCTTCGTCGCGGCGCAAAACAGAAAGATTGTGGCCGCCGCCGTAAGAGATGGCCTTGCCCAGGGGTGATAGGCGGTCGATCACAAAATCACCGTTCAGGAGGCGAGCGAGTATTTGGCTGGCGCTATCTGGCATAAAAGAGAACTCCTAATTTGTGGTAAAAAGGTGTTAATCATCCATCTTCTTGGCAGCAAAATTAGCTAAAGCACGGATGCCCTCGGCCCGAGAAGTAATGCGAGCAGCGCGCTGTTGGGGCGTGGGTTTTTCGGGTTCCGGGGCGGGAAGTGATTTAAGTGCGGCAGGGGCGAGGTCGATCAGGAGTTGTGGCGGCAGGTAAAAGGAAGGAGGAAGCTCGATGATCAGCGCGGGGCGCGTGGGGTCGTCGCGAATGACGTCCAAAAAGAGACACGTATCATGAGACCGTAACACTTCGTGGTTCGCATCTTGTGGGTAGTTGGCCACGTAAATGGAAGAAGTGGCGCCTAAGGCGGAGGGTTTGAGGCGCCAACCTACTACATGAATAGGCATAGCGACGAGAGCTACACGACCCTTAGCGGAGCCGGATGCCCACAAAATTTTAATAGAGGCTTCTAATTTAGGCTTACCCAACCATGTGGTCACTATTTCGGGACCAATGGTGAACACCACGGCGGGGCGCCCACGCGATTTAGAATTTTTGCGACGACGAATGGATACGGTGATACCGTCTGCGGGGCAGCGGGAAGGAGTAGGATCGGGCAGAAATTCGTCGTAAGATTTGAAGAGATCAGACATTAACAACCCCCGTGACAAAGGCTACGATAGCCGTGGAAACGCTTTGTGGTTACGTATGAAAAAGGGGCCGGTGTCTACTGTGATCCACCCCATGTATGACCCGTAACCACAAAACATTTCTTTAAATATCTGCTACATTTTACCGAAGGCGTAGAGGCGTGTCAAGGGTGGCAGAAAACGCTATTAGGGGTTGTAAGTCGTTAATAAAAACAACTAGGAATAATAGTTTGTGGTTACGACTCTTGGATGTGGGGGCTTGCATTAAGAGACGAGAGTAGTGAAGACAGGGCCAAGAAGCGCGGAGAGACGGGACTCCTAAACGAATGTTTCAATATTAAATAGGTCAATATAACTGCCATAGGTTACGGGTGGTTACGGGTTTTTAACCTCGCGCGTGAAGAGTGTTAATGGCTTAGTTGTCCAGGATTATTAGTAGGGGGTGAGGACAGGTTATTTTCTGGTCATACGTAACCCGTAACCTAGGTCAGTAATATTGACCTATCTAACAAAGGCTACGGGTTAACGAAGGTAGTAGTCATAACTGGCCATGCCAACCCGTAACCAAAACGCTTTGCTATGATATTTGGAACCGGGCCAGCAAATTATGTTCTTTGGTCGCCTCGGCGCACATTTCCTCGAATTGTTCTTGGGTAAACTGCGACAAAACTATGGCCACTGGCCACACGACCCACATTATGTTGTTTTTTCTCCACGGTTCGTCTTGCCTTAGACGGACACAGCACCCGAGATTTGGGTTAGGGTCTAGCATATCATTGAGAGTCAAAAATTCCATTTCTCGAACCGTGTATCGGCATAACCCCCTTTGGGTTTCCCATACCTCCCGCATCTCTGATGCTCTTAGTTGGAATTCGGAACCTGACGCCCGGCATCTGCGGGCTGTTTGTTGGTACTTCTTGATACAGAATGCGGACAGGGTGTAATTTTTGTTCTTTTTCATGTATCGAGAGTTGTATTCGGTCTGCTTGGTGGTCATAATTGGGTATTCCCCCGTGTTTTTGCCTGATCATGGCGATGAATGGCGTTTTTGATTTCGGCATGGGCCGTTTCTTTGTAGCCCGGAGGCCAGCCGTATGCGGAACGCCATACGACTTTAGAGAACTTCACCCCACCCACCGTTGTCCACGCTTCGTAGCGGTCGTGTTCTTCCATTTCATTGATTACCATTTTTTTCTTTCTACTATTAATCCTACATCTATTACAACAAAACTACCCTTTGTGTGTCAACCCCACCGTTGCAACAACGGATGGTGTTTAGTACTTGACTTGTCTTTTTGCTCTGTGGTATTTTTATAGAAATTGCCGCACACCCAGCGACGACAAAGGGGTTGGCGGAGCCTGCGCGGAGATAGACAAAGGATGCCGTGGTACGTGGCCCGAACCCTTCCCCAACGAGAAATGTTCGCCCATGCATCACTTAAATATCACGGATTTAGCTCTTACCTTCCGCATCGGGTTTATCGGGTAAAGGGGTTGAAAGAAAAGACAGAATTACTCTTTCAATCTTATATACTCATCCAGTTCGATGTCATGTTGGACCCTTGGCAATTAATAAAAAATCTTCCTGGTATTAACTCCCTCCTCCCTCTCCATAAAGAAATTCCCGAGCCTCTACCCGAAGGTTTCGTCGAAGAACTCATGAAAATCGAACTTGCTCAAAAGCACATCTCGCCCCGCACCAAAGAGTTGACCGGTGTTGAGATAGGCGACAAGGTTAAAGTAGAATACGGCGTATTCGATGCTATGGGCAAATTCGAAGGGATAAACAACGGGGTGGCTTCTGTCCTGCTTAAATTTCTAGGACACGAATCTGCGTTTAATGTTCCCATGGCTTTCGTTCGGCCGGTGTAACATGGACGAAATCGACAACAACGCAGAACAACGAGCCCATGACGCGCATTCCTTCGAACTTTCCGAGGAACTTACCGGCAAGTTCGAAGGAGAAGAATGGAACGCTATCCTAGGCGGTCTTCTTCCTTTTCGTCGTAGGTTCGTAGAAGAATACCTGATATGTTTTAACCTGACCGAATCGTATAAGCGTTCTCTTAAGAACCACGACCCCGGCCAGGATCGCTATGTACACAATCACGCCAAGTGTGTATGGAAACGTAGCGACGTTAAGACCGCGATACGCAATGGTATCGCTTACATGTCGGCTCGCTACGAACGAGTTCAGGATCGCATCATTGAGGAATTGTCCTATTTAGGCTTTTCAAACATGGGCGATTATATAGAGATACAAGAAGGCGGATACGTGGAACTGGACCTCAACAAGGCCACCTACGAACAGCTATCCGCTATTCAGGAAATCACGGTAGAGAAAGTCATCAAGGGTTCTGGTGACAATGAACGCATTATTCACCGCACTAAGTTTCGGCTGTACGACAAGTTCCGCGCATTAGACATGCTGAGCAAACGATTCGGCATTGAAGCGCCGAAGAAACAGGAAGATAACAACGTAGAAATAACGGGCGGGTTGCCCGAATAGATGGGAAAACAGATCAAGCTCCCCACTTTCCACCCAGGGCAAGCGGAAGCTTTCAGCAAGTCCCTCTTCTCACACCCCGAGAACCCCAACGGACGATTGGCGATACGGTGCGGGCGCCGATGGGGCAAGACTGACCTTCTCTGCTCCATAGCGGTGGACGGCGCGGCAAAGGGCGAACCTATTGGTTGGTTTGCCCCATCATACCGCATTATGAGCGAATCATACCGCCTCATGGTGGATATGCTCTATCCGATTATTAAATCTTCGTCTAAAGTAGATGGTGTCATTCATACTACTACTGGCGGTCGTATTGACACGTGGACGTTGAACGATGACCGTGCCGGCCGCTCTCGTTACTATAAGAAAGTTCTGATCGACGAAGGCGCGTTTACTGAAGACAACATGTTGGACATGTGGGAGCAGAATATAGCTCCCACCCTCCTCGATCTCAACGGCACGGCCATCATTGCCTCCAACACTAATGGCATAGACCCCAAAAACTTTCTCTATGCCGTATGCCACGAGACCAAGTACGGGTTCGCTCAGTATCATGCCCCTTCTTCTGGCAACCCGCATGTGCCGAGGCGGTTCAAGGACGAAAGCGAAGAGAGCCACGCTAAACGGCGCCTAGAGACTTTCGAGAAGATCAAAGCGGATAATCACCCGCTAGTGTATGCCCAGGAATACCTCGCCGACTTTGTGGATTGGTCTGGCGTGTCGTTCTTCACCCGCAAGTCGTTAACCATCGACGACAAGCCGGTGTCAGTTCCTAATAGATGCGACGCGGTATTTGCGGTAATCGACAGCGCCACGAAGACCGGAACTGCGAATGACGGAACGGGCGTCACTTACTTCGCGCTGTCGTCCCGTGTTCCGTTTTCCGGCATTTACAAGTTGGTCGTGCTAGATTGGGATCTGATTCAGATTGAAGGTTCGCTTCTCGAAGAGTGGCTGCCTTCTGTATTCGACAATCTTGAGGCCTACGCCAAGCAGTGCAACGCCCAGGCCGGTTCTTTAGGCGCCTTTATCGAGGACAAGTCCTCTGGTATGGTGCTGAATCAGCAAGTAGCGCGACGCGGCTGGCCCGCCCGCCCTATCGATTCGAAGCTGACTGCGGTGGGCAAGGACGAACGAGCTATTTCCGTTTCTGGCTACGTTTACCGTGGTGAAGTGAAGATTGCCCAGCCCGCCCACGATCGGGTGCTCACGTTCAAGGGCACAACACGAAATCATTTGCTAGGTCAGATCTTCGGGTTCCGCATCGGTGATCCCAAGGCTAAGCAGCGCGAAGACGACCTGCTCGATACTTTTTGTTACGGAATAGCTATAGCACTTGGTAACTACGAAGGGTTCTAGCATCTATGGGCTCCTACGCCAGCACGCAGACTACGGGTTTTGATCAGTCGATCGGCAGTGCGCTGATGGATATTCTCGCTACGCCCGAAATCGTGCCCGGTAGCCAAGTGTCCTATCAGATGGCTAAGGTTATTTATACCTATCTCCCGGTCGGCGCGAAACTGGTCGAAAAGCCCATCGAAATTGCCCAGTCAGCCAAGCGCGAAATTTCAGTGCCTGCCGGCCCCGAGCACAGGCTAGTTGAAGCTTTCGAGAAAGAGTGGAATAGGCTTAAAGCCACGGATAAAATTGCTAATTTGGTAGCCACTTCCCGTATGTATGGTATTGCTTCTCTCGGAATCTTGGAAGAGGGTAAGAACCCCGAGACCCCGCTTGACTATGCAAAAGTAGCCGATGCGGACATCTCCATCAATCTGTTTGACCCGCTAAATACTGCGGGTTCTCTGGTGCTCAATCAGACCCCTGGGGCAATGGACTTTCAGCACGTTACCGAGATTAGGGTAGACGGAAAAACGTACCACAAGTCCCGTACCTGTGTTCTGATGAACGAGCGGCCTATTTATATCGAGTATACCACTTCCGCTTTTGGGTTTGTTGGTCGCAGCGTGTATCAGCGCGGTTTATTTCCGTTGAAGTCCTATTTGCAGACCATGCTCACCGACGACATGATCACCCGCAAGGCGGGCGTTTTGGTCGCGAAGCTCAAGCCGCAAGGTTCTATTATCGACAACCTGATGCAGGGGTTCTTGTCGCTCAAGCGGCAGGCCATCAAGTTAGCCACGACATACAACGTGCTGTCGGTGGGCCATGAGGAACACATCGAGTCTATCGATCTGACAAACTTGCACCAAGCGTTCGGAATGGCGCGCAAGGACATATTGGAGAACATTGCCGCTTCGGACAATATGCCTGCTATTCTGATGACGCAGGAAAGCTTCGCCGAGGGGTTTGGTGAAGGTACCGAAGACGCAAACGCTGTGGTGCGGTACATTGATTTGTTCCGCGAGCGGATGCAACCGGCCTACGACTTTTTCGACCGGTTGGTCATGCACAGGGCATGGGGCGAAGCGTTCTACAAGACAATCCAAGCTGATTACCCCGAGGAATATGGTAACGTCAGCTACACGGACGCTTTCTATCGTTGGAAGAACTCTTTCTCCGCTGTTTGGCCGTCCCTTATCAAGGAACCCGACAGCGAAAAGATGAAAGTCGACGAGATCAAGATGGACAAGCTCCTCGCGGCTTTCGAGGTGCTGGCTCCTCATTGCGATCCGGATAACTTAGCTACGTTGGTACAATGGGTGGCAGACAATTTCAACGAAATGAAAATGCTGTTCGATAGCCCGCTGGTGTTGGACTACGAGAAATTAGCCGCGCACGCTTTGAAGAATGCGGAAATGACCATGCTAGGACACAACGGTGGCCCCAGTATTAACGAAGAAGACCAGGGGGACGAAATACCCCCGCCTCGCCCCACGTCTAGGCCGTCGCTCGTCAAATCGTGAGTGTTAAACGCTCCGCCGAACTATTGCGGGAAGCCAACCACGCGAATTTGGTGATAACGGACACTATTCACAGGCTGCGCGACGCCGCCGCTCGTCGCAATTGGCAATTGGCCGAAGAACTGCGAGCCGATGCAGTGGCCGCGTTTGAAGCGATGTTAGATGCTTCCATTGCCGCCCAGCGCGAGGCAGCCCGTGAGTAAGCGCCCCTCTTTTTATGACGTGCTTACCGCCGCAGTGTCGGATATTGCTACCCATGGGTACGACAGCCCGGAGAGGTTGGTACAATGGCAGCGCAAATTAGCTGAAGCCGCTCAAATACTAATGGGTCCGCCCGCCTATATTGAACGTTTGATGCGCGACGCCCTGGAAGCGGTGTACAGGAACCTGATCGAGCGTAACGGGTATATGCGCTATCACCCTGGCGTGGCACGTTTCACCATCGAGCGTGTCATGCCCAAATTCCGCGCCCATCTCGATCGTTACATCTGGTCTAACGCGGACTTAATAAAGCTAAACCGGGAGCAGGCGAAAACCGAGACGCTCCGCCGTTTTTCTGGTTGGGCGTCGTCGGTCCCGATTGGCGGGTCGGCAGAGACGGACCGCATGAAGGTCAAAGCACAAATAAAAAAGCCGTTGTATTCTCTGCCCTTCGTCGAGCGTCGCTGCGCGGTAGATCAGAGCCATAAATTGTTCGCCGCGATCAACGAGACTATCGCGGCTAGTGGAAATGCTTTGGCTGCCATATGGCACGACCATGGCGAACATGACACGCGGTACAACGCTCGCAAAGAACACCTAGCCCGGTCCGGTAAGGTATTCCTAGTGCGGGGCAATTGGGCTCTAAAAGCGGGTTTGATCGCTAAGGGCGATTACCAGTATACCGACGAAATCGAGATGGTCGGCGAATTGGTTAGCTGCCGCTGCTATTACGAATACATCTACAATCTTCGTTCCTTGCCCCGTGATACGCTTACCAAGAAGGGCGCGTCGGAACTCGAACGAGTAAAGGTGGCATAATGGCCAGTGGTTTCGGCACAAACATTAAGCTTCAGCCCGCGATTGCGGTGCCGGCCTCCATCGCGGCCAGTGGCACCTACGATAGCGGTCTGTTCCAGTGTCCCGGACCGGGTATATCGGTGGGCTACAAGTGTGCCGGTGCCACGTCCTACAGCGCCCAGCGCTATCTAGATAGCGCCAAAGTTTTACCTGTTGGTGCCGCTATTGCGGGTACTGGTACGGGCGGCACGGCTACCACGTTCAATATCAATGATGGCGTACCATGGTTGTATTTTGAATTTATCATCACTGACACTTCTTCAGCCACAAACGCAATATCGGCTCTCGCCATCGTAGCCTCCAGCGCAGGACACTGATCATGCCACTAAAAGAAGGTTCCTCGCAAGAGACGATTTCGGAAAACATCGCCACTGAGGTGCGCGCCGGTAAGCCGCCCAAGCAGGCCGCTGCCATCGCTTACAGCGTCGCGGGAAAAGGTAAGAACGATGCCGCTTCTCGGGTCGATGCGTTCTGCGACGCTGTGGCCGCGCTGTGTACCCGAGCCGATTCTATCATGGGCTCTGTGCGTCGTGACAGCCAGGGTGACGAACTGGAAGATCTGCGCGAGGAACTCGAAGACGCTGAAGAACGCGGCGACAAAGAAGGTATCATCCGTCTGCGCGAGAAAATCGCGATGCACGAGGCCGGCGAAAACCGCAAAGACGGTGAGTGGGACGAGAGCAAACACAAACGCGCCGAGGATGGAAAATTTGGGTCGGGCGGCGGTGCGGCGAAATCCGAAGGAAAAAAGGGCTCTCGAAAAATGGAGCACGCTCTAGGAGTGTTCAACTCTAAAGCAGAGGCTGAGTCTAAAGCCAAATCCCACCAAGAAAACGTTGTTGGTTCCGAAACGTCTGTGGAAGAGTCTAAGGTGTTTCCTGGAAAGTGGACGGTATATTCTAATGAAAGCGTGTCGGGTGGGGGCGGTGCGGGGAAGTCCAAAGGGGGACAGGCTAAGGGCCATATGTTTGGGGCGTCCTCTTCAGCGGAAGCCGAAGAAATAGCCGAGAAATCCTCCTACAAACTGCTAGGAAAATTAAACAAATACAAGGGCGATTATGAAAAAGCGGCCAAATCTTTGTGGCCCGACAATTCTTCTGAAGAAAACGCCGCTATCATTAGCTTGGCTAAGAAGTGGTGAAGCTCGCCGCAGGCATTCTTTTTGTCGCTCGCGACACCAAAAGAGCTTTGTTCCTCAAGAAGGGGGACAACAGCGACCCTCCGGGTGAGTGGGGTTTCCCGTGGGGCCACGCCGACGACGACGAAACCATGCTGCAGACTGCGGTACGCGAGGCGGTTGAAGAAGCGGGACCCGACACTCCGGTCGAGCCCGAGAAATGCATACTATGGACCCGGCGTCAAGGAAACAACATAGACGGCACATGTTTTTTGCAGTATGTCGACCACGAGTTCGAGCCTTCCATCAGTGACGAACACATAGGAGCTGGTTGGTTTCCGATTAAAGAGCCGCCTACTCCAATTCATCCTGGTTGCGCCATAGCTTTGCGCAAGTTCACGATGGACGAGTTGGACATCGCCAAGGCTATCCGTGACGGGGAGCTTGTTAGCCCGCAAAAGTATGTGAATGTTTGGCTGTTCGACATCCGCATCACGGGCACCGGCCAAGCGTTCCGCAACGAGCACAACGAGCATGTATGGCGGCCCCCAGAAGAATACTTGAACGAGGAGTTTTTGGAGCGCTGCCAGGGTCTCGCCGTGGTGTGGGTCCATCCTGAGAGCGCCGTGTTAAATTCTAAGGAATACGGTAATCGTTCCATAGGCTCCATCATGTTACCCTATATAAAAAACGACGAAGTATGGGGTATAGCCAAGATTTACGACGAGGCCGCAGCTACAGAAATGCGCGACTCGGAGACATCGACTTCCCCTGGCGTCATGGGTGTAGGTAACAATAAGGCTACGATGGAAGACGGTTCCAACGTACTTATCGAAACAAAACCTCGCCTCCTAGACCATTTGGCTGTCATGGCCGGGCTCGGAGTGTGGGACAAGGACGGAGAGATGCGCGGTGTTGCGCGAACGGATGCCCAGTCGGATGTCCCGGCCGAGCATAACCCCACTACTCTGGTGGACAACAACGGAGATCACGAAATGAGTGAAGCGGAAACGAAGACCGCAGAAGGTGAAGAGGCCGGGAAGCGGGCCGACGCTTCTGCTGGGGGTGAACACCCCGACAAGTTGCTGTCTCGTCTGGACGCGGCAACCAAGACCATGAGCGACATGGCCGAGAAATTGGATGCCATGGAGAAGGAACGCGCTGACCGTCAAGCTAAAAAGGACGCTAAAAAGGCGCTTAAAGCCCGCCATGACGAACTTCGCGCTCGTTGTGACTCTGGCGAAGCGTCGGAAGAAGAAAAGGCCGAATTTGCCAAGATGGAAAGTGAACGCGCCGATAAAAAGGCAAAAAAGGATGGCAATTCCGCCGCCGCTGAGGCTGCTCACGAGGCCGAAGGCGCCGCTCATGAAGCTGAAGGAGAAGCCATGAAGGATGCCGTTCGAATGGATGCTCAATTGGGCGAACTTCGCACGCTGGTCGAACAGCAGGCCAAGACCATCCAGGAACTTACGACCCGCACCGCCCCTATCTCGGACGAGGCTTTGGGCCAGATGGCCGAATTGCAGGCACGATGCGATTCCGTAGCTCAGTTGCATGGGACTTCGGCTCCGCGACCCTTGGCGGGGGAAACCCCCTTGGCCTATCGCAAGCGGCTTATCAAGCCTTTCATCAAGCACAGCCCTGTTTGGTCTTCGGCCGGCATCGAGACGCTTGCGGCTCTTCCCGAGAAGGCTTTCGCTCCCATCGAAGCGCAGATATACGCCGATGCGGCTCGCGCTGCCAAAGATCCCACTGCCGTGCCGGCCGGTGTACTGCGTCCGATGACCATACAGCAGGGCGGCCATACTATCATCACCTACCACGGTTCTCCGAGCGCGTGGATGGATTCTTTTTCCGGTCCGACGCGCCAGCGCGTTACCGGTTCCTTCAAAGTTGGGAGCACTCATTAAATGGTCGCATCGATCCCCTACAATCCCAACGTGACCGTTGTCGGCCAAGGGCTGTTCGACGATCCGTCTTCCGTGGGCGGCGTTCAAGGTACGGCCATGCCGGACCCGGCTACCCGTTATGCCCTTCGTGGCGGCATCCTCGCGCAAACCGAGACTATCCCGATGTGGGGCGGTGTCGGCATCTATGAATACGTTCCTGGGGCTTCTGGTTCTCCTTCCAGCGTTCTTGGACCGGTCGTGGGTCGTGCTACTGCTTTAACCGGTTCGGCCGCTCTCGCGGGCTTCTCGGTGTTTGATCAGGCCTATGGTATGATCAATACCCCCCAGTCGCCGGTTCCTTTGGCCGCTTCCGGCATGCAGGTGATGTCTTATCGCCTAGGTTCAGGTGCTCGTATCTGGGTGCAGTGCTCGCCCAACTTGGTCAATTTGCGTGGCGGTCCTATCGGCGCGCAGGTTTCGTGGGATTTTTCCAACCAACAGTTGGAGCCCTACGTTTCGACCACGATCAGCTCGGGCACGTACGCCACCGCTACCACGATCAGCTCGGGCACGTACAACAATGCCACGGGCGTGGTGAGCCTTACCACCAACGCGGCCCATGGGCTTCTGCCGGGCGACACGTTCACTTTATCCGGCATGACCGGTACCAACGCTGCCACTTATTTGAACGGTACGTTCGTGGCCGGTACTGGTACCACGGGGTCCACCCTCAACCTCACCCTCGGTACGGGTCTTACGCTGACGATCACAGGTGGTAATCTCGGTACGGTCGGTGTCACCCTCACCACTGCTGCGGCTCATGGTCTCAATCCGGGGGATACTTTCGAGATTTCGGGAGCCACTGGCACTGGATCGTTCGCATCGATCAACGGTGAATGGACGGCTGTAGCTGGCACTACGGGCACCACGCTCAATTTCGTGCTTACTTCTGGTCTTACCATGACCATCACGGGCGGCACTATCAGTTCCGGTGGTATCTTGCCGGTAAGTGTCCTCGACGTTTCGGTTGGAAATTCGATGACGGTTAACTATAGCTCGGTAACCGGATTTGCTTCCTGGAATTTCTCGGGCAACACCGCCCTGATTCAGATTTAAGCAGAAGGAATTCTAAATTATGACCATCCAGGCATCGGCCTATGTGACGACAAATCCGTCGTTCATCGAACCGGAGTTCCTGCTGCAATACAGCTTGGCTTCTGGTTTTCTTTCCACCCTTGCGGGGGAACAGCTCCGAACCCGGCTAGCTGAAGACGACTTGCTCGTTTATATGAAGCAGCTGAATGTCCGCACCAAAATTACCGCAGGGACCGCTTCGGCGAATGAACTGCCCGGCATTGACATTGCGGCTAGCATGATTTCCACACCTAGCTACCTGTTCAAGTGCCGCTCACAATACGACCACCACGATGTTGCTGCCGCTGGTCGTTGGGGTTTTTCTGCGGTAGAGGCGTATCGTCTGGGTATGCGTCAGGCCAATTTCCAGCTGGCCCGCGATGCCACCCTTACTGGCCTTAACCCTCAGAACGGTGAAGGTCTTCTTAACGCGCCCGGAGCCGTGGCTGTCAATTTGCCGCCCGACAGTTTCGGCAACACCACCGTTTCTACTTATGACAACGGCCAGATGGCGTTTTTCATTGCTCAGCAAGTCCAGCAGATCAAACAGCGCACTCTGTCGTTGGGTTTGCCGAATTTCTTCACTATTCTCGCTCCGCAGCGTATTCTTGGCCCGCTCGAGTATAACGTCGTCCAGTTGGTCCAGTTTCAGCGCGAGGGCGCCGGCACCACTTCGACTGCGGGTACTGTCAAGTCCATCTTGATGGACAATGGTGACACGCTGAATTGGTGCTACGACGACACCCTTCAGGGGCAGGGCTATAACGGTTCTGATGCCGTTATTCTTGTTATGCCGGAAGTGAAAAAGCCGGCGAATGAGAGAATCAACACCAACGTATTTGCCACTTTGGCTCCGGGCAGCGATGTTTGCACCACCCAATACTGCGATATGGCCGCCCCGCGTGAAATCATCAGCCCTCTTGCGGGCGGCGCCACAGACCATGTGACCGAGTGGCGTCTTACTTCTGGTTGGGCACCTCGTTCTACCGCCCTCACCATCATCAGCATGAAGCCTTGATTAGCTAGACGCTCCGGGCGGAGACGCCCGGAGCTTTTCCAGGAGATAGACAGATGCCCTTCTTGTACGTTGGAAATGCCACCCGCCAAACGCAGAGAGTATATTACCGCCTCGATTTCACTAACGAAGGCGAACTGATTGTTGGTGCCAAGCATGTAGCTGCTAAATGGAATGACATACCTTCCGGTAGGCAGATTCCGCTCAGCAACCGCGATCTGCCAATAGAGGCTGTCAACGACATAGTTAACCAACTGAATGAATATGGGATGGTTGGTGTAGTGGACGCACAGCGCAACGATCTGCCGTCCCGCAGTACTGTTCCATATGTCTTCAACATCGGGGCTCCCATCCCGGCTAACGTGTTGCAGAAAGTGTTTGACCACAATAGAGGCGTTCTTGCGAATGCAGGCAAACTTTTGCGCCAAAAAGCAGCCATTGCAGGTAGCGAGATAGTTGCTCAAGCTGTCGCGGAAGCCGCCGCTACGAGTGGGGTGCAAATTCGTGAACACAACGTGTTCGAGATGGAAGTAGAGCAGGAAGAAAGCGTAGCGGAAACTTCCAGTATTGCGGAGGGGTATCGGGTGGAAAAAGTCCCCGAGCAGAAGTCCAAACCGCGTACTATGAAACGGGCTGCCACTTAAAAGGTCTACTGCCCATGTTCGTGAAATTGATGGGGGAGAACGGAAAAGCGTGCAGTGTGCACGAAGTTGCCTCCTGTATATTTCACGAACGAGAAGATGTAGGAGGATGGTGGGTTACTTTGACCACTGAAGTGGGTGATATCAAGCAAGTCCAGTTAGAGGGTAACGCGTACTTGATGAACAACTACGGTGTCACTTTTGATAGGTTCATATTACCATGTCCACATTGACACCTCCCCCTACTCTCGCCGGGTTTATCCAATTTTTGTTTCAGCCGGGCATAGGAGCTGTTCCAGCTAACGCGTTGTCTGCTACCGATCCAGTAATTAATGTGGCGTTCTGTGTAGCCCTGGAAATCGTTAATCAGCAAATTTGCGTGGTGTCTCCGTTGATGTACAATCTTGCGGTGTATAACCTCGCCACTGACAACGTATATAATTTTGCCCAAGACAATCCACCGTCCCCCGAAGCATTTTTTGCTAAAATGCGAGCTTCGTTAGGGATTATGGATTTTGTGGCTGGTGTAACCGCGTCGACGAGCGATGAAGGGACTAGCGAATCGTTGCTTAACCCCGAGTTCATGAAGGACTTGAAATTGGCCGATTTGCAAAATCTGAAGTCCCCATGGGGTCGGCAGTATTTAGCCATCGCCCAACGGTTCGGTGGTATTGTGGCGTTTAACTGATGCTGAGACTTCGGCTTGGCGTATACGACGCATCATATGCACACGAACATGGGATGACCACTGGAGACGTGGCGGAGATCCTTGAAGATAAGTACCATGTGATGGGCACTTTCGTAGAATTCCACGGTCAAGAACTAGCAGATGCCGCAGCGGATAGCATAGGCGGACAATTGGAAAATATGTTGTTAGGGGCTCCGGTATCTTCCAACCCGTTCGCCGAGGCAGAATCCAGAATAGAAGCACTGTTTAGAAAGTTCTTGGACGCGAAAGAAATGGACAACCGAGTACCCGGTGTCCCCACCCAAGCTGCTCTTGATGGTGTAAATCATAGGTTCAAGCGCCCTTACCGCAAAAAGAACCCCGCTCGCCCTAGCTTTATAGACTCGGGCACTTATCAGGCGTCCATGGCCGCTGTATTTGAGGATACTTCAACTTGAGTATAGCTGATGAGCTTTTGGCCAACGGACCAAACAATACAATGTCAGCAGCGCTGCGCGAGGGGATACGTTCTCTTTCCCGCGATGAGACAATCACATTTACCCGATACACTAAAGTAATTCTTCCTGCTGACGGGTTTGTGTTTTGGATAAATGCATCACTTTTGTTATCTTCTTCGGTGCCCGATTTATCTGACGTAGGCGGATTTATGCCTAACGCGGGCTCGTATATACCGGTACAGCGAGTACTACCTGGAGGGGCCATCGGGACCTTCGCCTCAGGCATTGGAGCTGTCGGAGCTACATCGGGGGAATCTGCTAGCTCTCCCCCTCCTCCGGGTACTCCGCTGAGCGTCCAAGTGCAAGGGTCGTTGCATTATGCGTCTACGGTAGACCAGCGTGAAGACGAAACTATCACTGTAAACCGTGTGGTATTTTCTACTAAGATAGAGATTCAAGACTTGCTAAGTGTGTCTCCCGATACATTATGGTTAGGCGAGATAGACGGAGTGAGGTTTTCCTTTTCTCAACGCGGAAATTTCTATCAGGCGGCTGGTCTAAATCACTATGTTGGTGACGCCGTATACCCTGCCATGGAAACGCAGATAATCGATACTCCTGACCAAATTTCTACTCTTCCTGTGGTCTCGAATAGTTTGCCTCTTTGGTTAACGCTTACTAGCCAATGTCCTATGTACCCCTCTATGGCTGTTCCCCCTAACGCTAAGCCTCCTTACGGTGCGGTGCATATAGACCCTGTTGGCACGGAAGCACTGCAACAGGCTCCGTTTATAGACAATTTCGGCAATTCGACCCAGTTAAGCTCTGACATGGTGCGCATAACATTTTATGGGTTGCGCAATGACGAAGCAATCGACTGGATGAACGCGTTTAACACGTATACTATTAATAACGACAACCTGATGGGGCTCATGAGCCCTCCTGTTCCTACCATACGAGATGCTAAACGCACTCAAAGAGAGTTGGTAGCTTTAGCTATTAAAAAGACTTTCGAGGCAAAGGTTAGCTACTACCAGCGCCGCACTAGGAACGTAGCACAGCAACTCATCAATCAAGCGCTTATGACATTGATTAACGCAACCCCATAAATTCTCGTTCAAGGAGATATAGTACTATGGCCCAAGGTCCTATCCCCGTCTACTCTTTCGCTTCCCCTCTCCCGGCCGGGGCCGCTGCTCTTGCTGCATCTTCTGGAAATGTGGCCAACGGCGCTGCTGTAGCTACTCTTTCTGCTTCTTCAAACGGAAAGACTACGTATATTTCTGGGTTTACTATTACCGCTTCCGGTGCTACCGCTGCTTCTGTGGTCACAGCCACTATCACCGGTCTCCTTGGCGGTACGCTCAGCTACACCATCTCGGTTCCGGCTGGTGTCACTACAGGAATCGTTCCGCTCAGCGTTGCGTTTAACCCGCCTCTCCCGGCCAGTGCCGCGCAAACTGCTATCAGCGTCACCCTTCCGGCTTTGGGTGCGGGTAATACCAATGCCACAGTTTCTGCCTCCGGTTTCCAGGCGTAATCGGAAATAGACCGGTTTTCATGGAGTTCCGGGAATGACTAATCAAATCGTTACGGTCAATGTAAGCCTGATCCAAGCTCCGCAGCCCTCTTTGTTGCAGCAAACTGGGGCCATGATAAGCCAAGGGGCTACTATCACTTCCGTTGGTACGGCTACGTTTTTGACCCAATTGCAAGATTTGACCAACATTTTGACCGGCTCCAAGTCACTTTCTTCACTTTCTTGGTCTGGTGGCACTGTCACGGCTACTGCGGCGACGCCTCACGGGTATACGGTGAGCGATACTATCGAACTCACTATCGTCGGAGCGTCGCCGGTTGGTTACAACGGAACATACCTATGCACCATCACGGGAGCAAGTACGTTTACCTATGCGGTAACGTCTAATCCGGGGTCCAACACCGTTCCCGGTACTTTTACCCCGGAAGATGTATCCGAACTCGTTGCTATGGCAACTACTTTTTTCGCTCAAGGAGCGGGTCAAGGTGTTTGGGTTTTAGAACTCGGCCCCGGAAATGCCACTGATGGCGTGACGGCTCTTACCTCCTATTTGACTGCTAATCCTGGACAGTTTTACGCTTTCTTGGTACCACGGTATTGGGATGCGAATTCGTCTCTTTTGGCTCTAGTAGCCCAATATGAAGCCACGAATTCCCAGCTGTATTTCTATATAACTACGACGTTGCAAACATACACTGTCTACACTGCCGCGATGAAGTCTGTGGTGGCAATGATCGAGAGCCCGGCTTTAGGGTCTTATCAGGCTAACGCTATTACCGCCGCTTCTTACAGCAGTGGCCTTATCACGTTCACTACTAGTACTGCTCACGGAGTTTCCGTTGGTCAGTGGTTTCAAATAGCCGGCATGACCCCGGCTGGGTATAACGGATGGTTTCAAGCGACGACCGGCACGACCGGGAGCACGTTGGTTGCGAGTGTCGCCGCCAATCCCGGTGCGGAGTCTGTTTTAGGCACGTTGGTAGCCAACTCTTATTCTAACTCTGGTATACCCTCTACCGAATTTTCACTCGCCGCTGTCTTCCAAGGACTACTGTCGCGCCAGCCCTCGGCGGCAGTCAAGATGACCCCGTTTGCTTTCGATTTTCTATCTGGTGTTACTCCGTTCCCACAGAAGGGTAACGCTGCCATTCTTAGTACTCTTAAAACTGCCGGCATTAATACAGTACAGTCTACCGCACAAGGTGGGCTTACCCCCAATGCTCTGTTTTATGGAGTTACTAAGGATGGAAATGACATTTCCTTCTGGTATTCAATAGACTGGATTCAGATTCAGTCAGCTTTGGCTCTTACCGCTGCAGTGTTCAATGGCTCCAACAACACTGTCAATCCGCTCCAGTATAATCAATCAGGCATCAACAGCTTGCAAGACGTATTGGTAACCATTTTCAACCAAGCTGTAACGTACGGCTTGGGCAATGGGTCGGTGGCTGCCACTGGTTTGGACCCAAGTACGTTCCTGTCTCAATTGAATAGTGGAGCCTTCGCCGGTCAGTTGGTTATTAACGCGGTGCCGTTTACCACGTATACCACTCAAAACCCCAACGACTATAGCATCGGTAAGTATGCTGGTTTCACTGGCGTGTACATCGTTCAACTTGGGTTCAAGCAGATCGTGTTTAATATCCTTGCCACCACTTTTCTTAATTATTAACGCCGGGGTATCCTTAGATGGCATCAAATCCGCTAGTCGACCAAGGAACTCTCAATCGGCTGCGTGGCTCGGTCACTTGGCCTTCCTACCCTACCCTAAACGTAACTGCGCCTTTTCTAGCGCGTCGTATGATAGGGTTGGCTCTGACGGGAGCTGCTACTAACTATATAGGTACTGCTACCGGTCAGGTTACTTCCCGAGAGCCCTACTTCCCTATCACTATGACGTTGGCTCTTTTGCGCACCAACGGCCTCGGTGATTTGTACAAGAAGAAGTTGGAGTTGAATTCTCTCCTAGGAAATGGTGTGTTGCGTCCCGATACCTCAGCCTTAAGCCCATTTCAACTGTTCAATTGCGGTATAGAAAACGTGCAGGAACTTGTTTTCGATGGTTCTGACCCTGGTTTTCTCGTTACAGTAGGCGGGTATTATCCAGTGAACTCGGATATGTGGAATTTGACCTGAGAGGGTCGCACAAAGTTTAGACAGGTAGACAGAAGATGACACAAATAGACAGGCGTATGAATATAGTGGTTCCCGTGGATGGGCCGGATGGTAAGCCACAAGCTTACGTGCACTCCACTCCTATATCTCTTGAGGTATTTGAATCAAACTCTCGTGTAATAGCTGCGGCGTTTTCTGCTGTGTTTGCGGATGGACTAGGTGATCTTTCCGGCCCGAGGGTAGCTGCTACCATAATTCGAGAAGAAGCTCAGCGCCTCGGACGTTGGGATGGTCCTACGGGTGTACAGAATTCCCTTATGAACGAGATTCGACGCCTTTCGTCGTATGTTTCTCCTGGTTCTAACGGGTGGGAAAGCATTCCTTATCAGGAAGCCTGCGATCGTAGCATCATAAATGAATGGGATCGTTCGGAGGTAGACAACGCTCTCTGTTTTTTTACGTTGGTCTCTTGTATGCACAGGAGGGGCAACTTGGAGTCGTCTCTGAACGGAATGGCGGTATTTTGGGACGCCTCGATTACATCCTTGACCGTTACGGACTTCGCGCATTCCATGAAGACATCGACTGTCGCCGACAGTTTTGGAGAGAAAACGGTGGGGTCGTCGGTGCCACTTTAGGGTGGGGTGCTGGACCAGGGTTTGCCGCCCATATGGGGTCGTTAGACATGCCATATCAAGACGCAGAAGAGATTAGAAATCGTATCCTGATGGCTATGTTAAAGAAGGGGTGACGCTATGGCGTTTAGAAGTGTCATCGACGTAGATATTCAGGATGAAAAATTTAAAAAATTTGTAGATTTGTTTCAAAAATATCAGGAACAGCTCAAACAAAACAAGGGCGCGTGGGCAGGGATAAACAAACAAACGCAGGCCGCTGCCGCTACTGTGGAAGACTTAGTGGCAGCTACCGCAGCTCAAAACCAGATGATGAACCAATTGGCCCGTTCGTCCACTTCTGTAGAAACATCTATGGACAGAACTAGAAAACACGTGGCGGCTATATCCACGGGTCTAGCTGAGGCGACCCGTCATATTCTGCGTATAGGGGGTGTGGGCGGCATTGTTGGTGGTCTTCTTGGTGTGGGCGGCTTATGGGGCTTGGATAGACTAGGCTCGGGAGCTGCTGCCCGAAGACGAGAAGCCATCGGATTGGGTGCATCCTATGGCGGGCTAGCTTCGTTTGGTGCTAGTTTTGGGCGTGCCGTAGATCCTTCATCTATTTTGGCCGGCATATCCGCTGTACAAGGAGACCCCTCTCGCATGGGTCCGTACGCAGCGATAGGAATGAGTGCGGGAGAACTTAAGGGCGATTCTAGTGAAGTAGCGGCCCGATATTTGTCGCGCCTTCGTCAATTCGCACAACGTACTTCCCCCAGTTTGTTGGGCACGATGTCCGACGCCCTAGGATTAGGCGAAACAGGCGTGTCCGTGGAAGATCTCCGACGCTTGCGCTCTATGTCCGGAGAAGAGTTTTCTTCCTTGCAAAGTAGGTTTGGCAAGGGACAGTCAGCTTTAGGGCTTTCCGAGGGCGACCAACGCGCGTGGCAAGATTTTACTACCCAGATGCGTTATGCAGGCGAGCAAATAAATAACGTGTTTGTTCGCGGTCTCAGCGGCTTAGCTACTCCTTTGTCTAATCTTTCTTCTGCTTTTGCAAACACAGTTTCTAGCCTTCTGGGTTCCGAAGGGTTTAATAACTTAATAAAAGAAGCTGGTGGATCTTTACAGCACTTAGCCGAGTACCTCGGTACCCCCGAATTCGAAAAGAACGTAAAAGACTTTGCCCATGACATAGGGGTGTTAGCATCCGCTGTAGCCTCTGCTGTTCATTGGCTTTCCGGGCGGGTGGGGGGCACCGTTGGTGGTGCATCAGCTAATACAGGCGCCCAAGCTCCACCCAATATGTCGTTTAGTGATTCGCTGCTGTACGCTTTAGACGGTAAACAACCGGTAAACAACCCCTTTAATCTTAGGGAAGTTCAAAACGGTAAAATGTATACCGCTCGTTTTCGCCAGTTTGGAAGCGTCGACGACAGCATTAGGGCTACTGCGGATCAATTGCGCCGTGACGAGTATGTACACCATCAAACAACTCTACGCCAACTTATCTATGGTAATAGCGAGTGGGCGGGGTATACATCAACCGATCGCGCTGCTTATCTCAGTAACGTTTCCAAATGGACAGGAATAGGGGCGGATCAGCCCCTTAATCTGAATAACGTGGGACAATTGTCCAATGTAATGAGCAGTTTTTCTCGTCAAGAAGGTCACACCGTTGCTAAGGATGTAATAGTAAAAGTTTTAGTAGAACCCGGCTCCAACGTTATTTCCGTGGCCAATCAAGCGTCATACGGTGGTTAAATGAGTAACGTAGGGTACTCTGCTTTCCAGCTTGCATACCAAATATCGCCTATCGTTCTGACGGGAGGCGCCGTAGCGTCTATGCCGGGTGGCATGCTACCGATTGTCGCAGTTACCGAGGCTGCAAATTTCGTATTAGGTATCCTTAATGGTCAGATATCCCCGTCGCTCGACGATTTTTTCGCTCAATTCCAGGTATTGCCGGGCGGTAACTTAATAAACAACGTAACTGGTAATTATCCTTTTGCCAACCAATCTGTAGCCGCAAACGCCATAATAGCGGAGCCTTTAACGCTCTCTCTACTTATGGTCAGTCCGGTGCGCAAAGCTGGCGGATTTACAGCGAAGCTTGCTACTATGATGGCGTTGAAGTCATTGTTGGACTCTCATAATCAAGCAGGCGGCACGTACGCAGTGGCTACGCCGGCTTACATATATACCGATATGATTATGACGGGGTTCCGTGACGTGTCTAACGCGGCATCAAAGCAGCCTCAGTGGTTATGGCAAATTGACTTTTTCAAACCGTTGGTTACAGAGGCTCAAGCCACGACTGCCTTGAATTCTTTGATGACCAAATTATCTGCCGGTCTACCTGTGGGTAGTGATCCTGTAGACAACTCTGGGCTAGCCGTAGCTGTTGGATCTCAGGCTGGATTGGTCGGTCCTAGTCTATTACCGTCTGCTCAGGGGTTGACCGGGGCCAGCACTACTCCTGGTGCAGGGCCAGCAATAGGTCAATACTACGGTGGGTAAATGACGCAAATATTCCAATTTACACCATCTAGCACGCAAAATTTTACTTTCCAACCCGTGTTGGATGGTTCTCTGTACACCGTAACTTTGACTTATCCCGCTTACTCTCAAAGATACTTCGCGGATATATCGGATTCCAACGGAAATTTAATAGCACACTTGCCAGTTTTGGGGTCTCCATCTCCTACGGTCTTGGGAGGAGCCCCATCCGGCATGTCTCCTTTATGGTGGGACCCGGTAGCTAAAGTCGTCAATTTCACGGTCCCCGAGCCTTTCGAGACTAGTCTCGGTTGGTCTACAAGCTTCTCCACTATAGTTGGTACATCCCAACTTCTCACACTTACCGGATGTGCCCCGGATGCCTACAACGGCACATATGAGTGTCTTATAGGTCAAGATTGGGCATCATATCCAGCATCTGCGGACCCCGGAACGGTAACTGCTGTCGGACAGGTGGGGCCAGTTCTTAATATATTGTCTGGGTACTTCACTACATCTACTATGGTTTTTTTGTCGGATTCTCAACAATTTGTAGTGACACCGTAGGAATGCGGTATTATTCTATAGTCATAACGGACCCCGTTTCTGGCAACACTCTAGTGCCAGACCCGGTTACCCGTCAGTTCAAAAGGGTAGCCTCGGGCGGCAATGTGGCTACATATACTAGTTTGTCCGCAGGCTCTACAGTGACTACGATCGGCGGCACTCAGCAGGGTGCCCTTAAAGTAGAATTGGATATCCCCACTTCGCCATTTGCCACACCTCAAGGTGGGTCGCATATTAAAATTTGGGGTATAAGCCTGACAGAAATAGGACAACAGTCTCAGTTAAACGGTATGAATGTTAAAATTTCGGGGGGCATGGCTAAAGGTCTTCCGTTGGCTAAACCCCAACAATCCGGCGTATTGGCTGTAGGAAAGATTTTCCAAGCT